TTGTCATTTTCTACTTGCTTAGTATCAAACATTGAAAGCATGTTCTCTAGAGACTTACCTCTATTGATTGCCAGCAATTTAATCATAGCTTCGTTAATCTTGGTAGGGTTAGTCCTCCAGATAGCACCTAATGTGTTCTCAGGATTAATCATCCCTGCAAATGCTTTCGCATCAGTAACTTGGAATTTTCCTAGTTGCATAGTTTAATTGTTTTAAAAAGTTGTTTTTATTCTATTTCAAAATCCTTAAGATCGGATAACTTAAAGTTAGATAAGCTGTCTTTCATTGAAGTTTCGACAGCACCACTTTCTGTAAAGTTAGCTCCTCTTATTAAATTTTCTATGTTATTGGTGATCTTACTTTCATTCCTTGCACCAAAGATGCTGAAATCAGTAAAATCCTTCGTTAGGTATGCAACAGTCTCGATACGAATTCTTGATCCAACTGGATCAGCTTTTTGAGCTCGCATAAAGGCATTGTCTCTATCACCTAAGTCCGTAGTAATTCGGCTATATAACTCATCCTTTTGAGAATCAGTTAATGTAATCCCAGGAACTACTTCCCGTGTATTAGCAATATACTTCTTGACATCATCAAGTTTCTGTTGCTCCTCTTTTTTAGCGTTAGCGATCATGCTGTTCAATGAATCCTCTTCTGCTTTAATAATACTTTCAACTGCAAACTCTGCGTCAGCAATATCAGTACCAGCGTCAATACTTCTTTGAGTCATTTCATTGGCTCGCTCGGGAGAGTATCCCTTTAGTAGAAAATCCTGTACGATAGCTGTACGTCTGAACTCTACACTGTCATCACTCTGAATAAACTCTTTGGTAACACCTTTAAGTTTATCAATTGTATCTACCTTAGTAGCTACTTCACCAACGGGAACACCAGTTTTCTGTGCTTCCTCGATAGTTTTCTGTCTCTCAGTTAAACTATTATCAATACGTCCTTGTATTGCATTGTTTAAATCTTCTAAAGACTTTATTTTTGTGACATCATCAAGCTCAGGTAAAACTCCTTTGGCTTTGAATTGTGCAGCTAAGTTAGAATAAAGCTGTTCAGTCTCATTCAGTTTAGGAGAGGAAGAATCGCTGCCTTCTTTTCCATCATCAGTTTTACCTGCCTGAACTTGATTGTCATCTTTACCTGTAGCTACGCTCTCTTGACCAGCAGTTGCTGCGTCATCACCATTGGTAATATTTTTTTCGTCTGTGTTATTTTCAGTTGCATTAATCAATTCTGATCCTGCACTAGGCTTAACATCTACACCTTCTGTTGCTTTTGGACTTGTCCCTGCTTCTAGATCACCATCGTCATTAAATAACTGTAGGTTGTCTGTATCAAAGTTTAAATCCTCTAAATTTAATCCTTCCATTTAATTGTTTATAAAATTAATTCTCCTTAAACAAAAATACTATAAACAGATAAAAAAAGCTAACATGTATTATAGCTAAAGTATTATCTAATTGTTTTTTATATTAAATAATCTTAATTTTATAAGATACCTATCTGTTGAAGCTCCAACCATAAAGTTAAAGTAGTAGTCTTTAAATATTTTTTTGGTAAATGAATACCTAAAGTACTTAGTTCCCTCTACCTCCCAAGTTACAGATTGAGTCCCTAACTTATATTTATTTCTCCAAGTTCTACATGACGCATCTCCTGTACTTATCTTACAATGTTCATTCTCCCATGGGCCTTGTTTAGGTTTAACGCTTTGTATATGGTTCCAGCATCCGTTTCTAATTACGCTCCATCTGTAAGCAAGAATAAATTTTTGAACAGAGTTCATTTTGTTAAACCTTTCGTAATCAGGAACCCACTTGCCTAGTTCATTTCTTTTTTTAACTAATTCATAAAGCCCAAAAGTTGCGTTTAAATAATGCTCATAGTCAGACCCTTCCCATCCGCTTCCTTCTGTATCAGCAGCAAACCAATACCACTTTGTTCTAAAAGAAGTAAACCTGTGGTTCCAATTATTTCTTCTATTTGGATAAACAAAGAATGGGTAGGCAAAAATAGCTGAGAATATAATTAATAAAATAACCTTGAGTTGAATTAATATAAATTTAATGTACATAATTTTATTCTGATTTTTTAAATGTTTTCATTACTTTTTCAATACCTCTTGATCCAAAGTAAAATATAGTCATAGTACCAAATAAGGATTGTATTACGGGCACGTAAGCTTTATCTATCGTAAACTCCCCTAGGTTACCATCAAAGAATACACAAGCTAAGAACATTAAAAACATAGCTCCGTAAGTCACGGGCCTAACTAGACGTGTAATAGTATGCTCGTTATCCATACCTAGACGCTTAGTTACCTCTACCATCTCAATCATATCGTTCTCCATCTCTTGAAGAAGAATACTCTTATCTGGCTCACTAAGATTCTTGTCTCCTCGTATAGCTGTCCCTAATAAGTTTAATTGCTTTATACCTGTTATGTTACCAGCTAGGTCTAATAGTTCAGGAGCTACTCCCTTTCCTTGCTTAATAAGGAATCTAAGTGCGTTTCCTACATTAGTTCCATTTCCACCGTTTTTTCTTAACTTTGGGTTATCGTTATTTTGACTCATCTTTAAATTCATTTATGATACATAGTTCGAATTCATCTGGCAATAACTCATTAAGTTTTGCCATAGTTTTTTTACTACTTGTAACGTCTTTTAGTCCATCTCCATTTATATCTATAAGATCTTTTCCCGGGAGCAGACATCCTCTTGTATCAGTGTTATAATTTCCATGATGTATAAGTATGTAGCTTCTTTTCTCAACGTCTAGCACATGAAAATGATCACTGTACTTTGGAGAATTTCTTTTTACACAAGTATAAGATCCTTGTGGAATCCTTGAAATGCTAGTCTTGTTGTCTTTGTCTGGAAGCTCTAATATATATCCTGAAAATAATTCTAATTCACAATGGTCAAGAACAAAAAATTTTGCTAAAGTTTGGTGTTTATCTTCTAAAAATCTTGATATCTCTAGTTTATTTTTCATTTTTTTCATTTTTAAGTGAAGACTTAAATGTTCTTGGTAAAAATTCAAGAATATTTTTAAATAAATTGTTTCCACTTACAGCCTCCATATTTTCATATACGCTATAGATTTCAACTAAACAGGCAAGAATTACTGATAGCTCTGCTAATGAGTAATTATTTCCCAACAATTCTACCCTAGATATCTCTAGTACCATTGTGTCTAATATTGTAAAAACTATAATTCCTATTATATACTCAACTGCCTTTCTCCAAGTTTTACGAAGCTCTTTTGATTTTATTACTTTCCAAAATTCTTTTTTAAATGGTCTAAATAAAACGCCATTTGTATAATGTGCTTTTCTTATACCAGTAAAAAGATCGATAATTATAATTACAAATAACGCAAGCAATACTGTTTTCATGTTTAATATCATTATCAATATAGGAGTAAAGGACAGTAATAGGCTTTTGCCCAATGTCATATTTTTAAAAAATAGTATTGTTGAATTCATAACTTAATAAAAGTATTTCATTAGCAAATATAAGAAAATGTTAAGGTTATTTTTTTTATATATTATAGCTAAATTGTATAACAGAGATATATTAAACCCTAATAATCAGAGGTGCTAAAATTATTGGAAAGGAAGAAAATAAATTACGATATTGTAATAATTTTTGTTTTTGGTTCTATCTGGTTGTTAATAGTTTTTAATATAGAATCCTCTATTCTTAAAACTTCTTCTTCTCCCATAGATGATTTTACCCACAATACAATATCATCGTTAGTAACATCTTCAATTTCTAAAAAATTTTCACCTGAAGGTGGCAATAAATTATGGGTTCCTATTGATGTGCTTGTAAAAAAATTACCTTTTTCATCTACACTTTCTGATACGCCAGTAACTATGTAGTGAACAGTAAATATTACATTACTTTTTTCATTTTCTTTAACTTTAACTTCTACTGTTTTGCAATTCCAATTGTATATTATCATTTTTATTTATTTTAATGGTGTAAAATTATACACCGTTCTACTTATATTTAAGCTTTTGCTTGTATTACTATCCATTCAACTCCGTCCGACCAAACTGCACAACCATTGTACGGTTTGTTAATTTCATAAAAAGCTGCACCATCTATAGTCTCGCCACTAGGTGCTGTTATGTGAATCTTATCTGAAGCTACAATATTACTTTTATTAACAAATCTTATTGTTCTGTACGGAATAGCAGTAGCACTTGGAAGAATATACTCATATGTACCACTACCACCTGACCAATCAAAATCAACTACGTTGTTTGATTGTGTATAAGTATCACTTCCTCCTGGAGTAGCTGTTTGAAAGTGAGGTATTAGCCTAGTAATTACTGAAGACGGTTCAATCCATGAGGTTGCAGATCCTGTAGAACTTAACACTTTACCTGCAGTACCTGGCAAATTGTTTGAATCGTAAAATGCTCCACTTAATCTAGCATCTCCATCTACATCTAGCATATAACTTGGAGCTGTCGTCCCGATACCTACTCTTTTGTTTACTGCATCAAACCTAACAAATTCACTACCTAATGAATTGTTTATTAATATATTGCCACCATTAAATCTGATAGCTGAATTTGAACCAAGAGCACTAATAGAAAAACCATCCGAAAGTTTGTATCCATTGGTTGAGTATGTGATTCCTTCAACGTGTAACTTTTGCCCAGGACTAGTTGTTCCGATTCCAATATTACCCGATGAGGTAATAACCATTCTAGTAGATGAACTAGTACTAAATCGTAAATTGTCATCACTAGCTTCCCATATACCTGTATCTCCGTCACCAAAAGTTATACCTGTAGATAAACCTCCTATTGCCCCACCTAGGTGTAGCTTTGAAATAGGACTAGTTGTGCCAATCCCTACGTTTGAATCAGTTACGGTTAAAACATCCGAACCAACACCCATAATAATATTACTAGAACCTCTTAGCCTTATTTGACCATTCTGAGCGTCTATAAAAAAGTTATCCCCATCAGTTCTATTAACAAGTAGTTTTTGATTACCTAAACCAGCAACTTCTAACTTAGCACTAGG